ACGAGTCGGTGGCGTTCGACATCGCCAAGGCGAACGAGCGCTGGGTGCGTGAGACCCCGGAAGTGATCGAAGTCCTGTCCCCGGCCAACCACTTCGCCATCAAGACCGCCGTGGCCGCCGGCAACACGACCGACACCACCTGGGCCAGCCCGCTGGTGCAATACACGAACCTCGCCTCCGAGTTCGTGGAGTACCTGCGCCCGAAGACCATCATCGGCCGCATCCCCGGCCTGACCCAAGTGCCGTTCAAGGTGAAGATCCCGCGTCAGACGGGCGCCGCCTCGGTCAACTGGGTCGGTGAAGGCAAGGTCAAGCCGGTCAGTTCGCTGGCCTTCGACTCGATCACCCTCGATCACAACAAGATCGCGGGCATCGTGGTGCTGACCGACGAACTGGTCCGCCTGTCCAGCCCGGCCGCCGAAATGCTGGTCCGCAACGACCTGGCCGACGGCATCATCCAGTTCATGGACTCGCAGTTCCTTGACCCGACCAAGGCGTCCAACGACGTGTCGCCGGCCTCGATCACCTACGGTGTGACCCCGGTCACGGCGTCGGGGACGACCGCCGATGCGTTCCGCGCCGACGTCGCCGACCTGCTGGCGGTCTTCACGGCGGCCAACCTGTCGCTTTCAGGGGCGGTGTGGCTGATGACGGAATCGACCGCCATGCGGTTGAGCCTGATGGTCAACACCCTGGGGCAAGCGGAATTCCCCGGCCTCAGCATCAATGGCGGCTCGATCGCCGGCATCCCGGTCGTCACCTCGGAGAACGTGCCGGCCACCGGCGGTTCGCCGACCGATGGCTACATGATCGCCCTGGTCCGCGCCGCCGATATCCTTCTGGCCGACGACGGCCAGGTGATGATCGACGCCTCGCGCGAAGCCTCCATCCAGATGGAGACGACGCCCGACAGCCCGGCGACGGCCTCGACTGTGCTGACCAGCCTCTGGCAGCACAACATGGTCGGCATCCGCGCCGAGCGCATGGTCACCTGGACGAAGCGGCGCTCCGGCGCCGTGGGCTTCATCCAGAACGCCAACTATTCCGAGTAATCCTCCCCCTCGGAATAACCTCGGGGCCGGGAGCGATCTCGGCCCCATCCCCTTTGCGAGAGGCGCTTCATGCCCGAGCTGATCGTCACCGCGCGAGAGCTTCGCTACGCCGGCAAGACCCACCTGAACGGCGCGCGGTTCGATGCGTCCGAGAAGGACGCGCGCGTGCTGAAGGCGATCGGCAAGGCCGACGACGCGCCGCCCGCGCCCACTCCCGTCCGCAAGGTCGCCGAGACCGTCGCGCCGCCTGCTCCTGTCGAAACGACCGAGCCGAAGTCGGAGCAGGACCTCCTCGCACCGCCGGTCGCCCGCAGCTTCCCGTATCGCACGCGTCGGCTGAAGGCCGAGGACTGACTTGCGCATCCTGGGCTTGGAGATCACCCGCGCCAAGGCGGCGCCGGCGTTGAACTCCGTGGACAGCAGCCGCGGCTGGTATCCGCTGCTCCGGGAGCCGTTCTCCGGCGCGTGGCAGCGCAACCGCGAGATCCGGCTGGATACCGTCTTCACCAACCCGACCCTGTTCCGCTGCATCTCGCTGATCGCCAACGACATCGCCAAGATGCGCCTGCGTCTGGTGGCGCAGGACAGCAATGGCATTTGGAGCGAGACGGAGAGCGCGGCGTTCTCGCCTGTTTTGCGCAAACCGAACCGCTATCAGAACCGCATCCAGTTCCTCACCTCGTGGATGCTGTCCAAGCTGTCCACTGGAAACGCCTTGGCGCTGAAGGTCCGCGATAACCGCAATGTCGTGGTGCAGCTTCACGTCCTGGACTGGACCCGTCTGCAACCGCTTGTCGCCCCGGACGGCTCGGTGTTCTACAAGATCAACCGCGACGACTTGGCGGGTGTCCCCGAAGGCGTTGAGGCCATTCCAGCCTCCGAGGTGATCCACGACCGCTGGAACACGCTGTTTCATCCGCTGGTCGGCCTCTCGCCGATTTACGCCTGCGGTCTGGCCGCGGTGCATGGTCTGGAGATCCAGAACAACTCCACCGACTTCTTCACCAACGGCTCCAACCCGGGCGGCGTGCTGACCGCGCCCGGCGCCATCTCCGACGACACCGCCAAGCGTCTATCCGACGCCTGGCAGTCTAACTTCGGCGGCAAGAACCGCGGCAAGGTGGCGGTGCTGGGCGATGGCCTGAAGTACGAGGCGATGGCGGTCAACGCCGTGGACTCGCAACTCATCGAGCAACTGAAGTGGTCGGCGGAAACCATCTGCGGCTGCTTCGGTGTCCCGCCCTACATGGCGGGCGTCGGCTCACCGCCGATCTCCAACAATGTCGAGGCCTTGGCGCAGCAGTATTACGGCCAGTGCCTGCAAATCCACATCGAGAGCCTGGAGCTGTGCCTGGACGAGGGGCTCGGCATCGGCGCCGGAGTGCCAGTTGCGGGAACCGTCTACGGGACGGAATTCGATCTGGACGACCTCCTGCGCATGGACACGGCCTCGCAGATCGAGAGCTTGAGCAAGGGCGTTCTAGGCGGCCTGTTCAAGCCAGACGAGGCCCGAAGGAAGCTTGGACACAAGCCTGTGGCTGGTGGCGACGCGGTTTACCTTCAGGAGCAGAACTACAGCCTCGCTGCGCTGGCCAAGCGGGATGCGATGGCCGACCCCTGGGCGGCTCGCACCGCAACGACCGGCGAACCGACAGCGCCACCCACGGCGCCGGCCAACGATGACGCTCCGGCCGAGGACGATGGCGCCGCGGCCGCCAAGGCGTTCTGGGCCATCCGGCAGTCATTCAAGAAGGGTCTCGCCCATGTTTGACGCCGAGGCGCTGGGCTCCGAGCTGGCGGAAATGGTCCGGTCCTATGTGGACGACCGCGTTTCGGGCCTGGCCGCCGAGAACAACGCCTTGCGTCAGCGCGTGGCGGCGCTGGAAACCCAAACGCCCGTCGCAGGCGAAAAGGGCGAGCGCGGCGAACCCGGGCCGCAAGGCGAGAGGGGCGAACCCGGCCTGAACGGTCAAGATGGCCGCGACGGCATCAACGGCAAGGATGGCGAGAAGGGCGAGGTCGGAACCGATGGCGTCGGGCTGGCGGGGGCGGTCATCGACCGCAGCGGTTGCCTCATCCTCACGCTTACCGATGGCGCGACGCGCGAGCTTGGCCTTGTTGTGGGTCGCGACGGTTTGGACGGTCGCAACGGTGTTGACGGCCAGAAGGGCGAGCGCGGCGAGGCGGGCTTCAGCCTGGATGACTTCGACGTTGCGAAGGTGGACGAGCGGACAGTTGCACTGAAATTCGTGCGCGGCGACATCGCTGAGATCTACGAGCTCAACTTCCCCTGCTTTATCGACCGCGGCGTCTTCAAGGACGGCTCCGAATACGACATGGGCGACGGCGTCACTTGGGGCGGCTCCTACTGGCTCGCCCAGGACAAGACCACTGATCGCCCGGGCGAGGGCTCCGCAGCGTGGCGCCTGGCGGTGAAGAAGGGCCGCGACGGCAAGGACGCCGACCCGACCCCGCTGCTTCGGCTGATCGAAGACAAGTTCTCCGACGCCGAGGCGCGCTTCATCAAGCGCCTCGAAGCGATCCTGAAGTCCAAGGGCCTCTGACATGGCGCTGCGGCTCGTCACAGACGCGACCGAACTGGCCGTGACGCTTGCGGAAATGAAGGAATTCCTGCGCGTCGAGCATGATGAGGACGATAGCCGCATCACCGACCTGATCGAGCAGGTGACCTCCTACGCCGAGGATTTCACCGGTCGGGCGCTGGCCTTGCAGACCTGGGACTATCTGGTCGACACCTTTCCCGCCAAGGATGCAGATCCAGCCTGGATCGAGGTCCCGCTGGCCAAGGTGGTCGAGGTGACGGGCGTTTTCTATCTGGACAGTGAGGGGGTCGAGCAGACACTGGATGCGGCCGCCTACTTCGCCGACATCGACTCCACCCGCGCGCGGATCGGGCTGGCGCCGAACGAAACCTGGCCGACCACCTACGAGGAATTGAACGCCGTTCGCATCCGCTTCATCGCAGGGGAAGCGGAACTAGGCTCCTCGCCCATGACCAGCAAGGTCCGCGGTTCGGTGAAGCTGGGCGTCAAGCTGCGGGTGCAGGCGGAATACGACGGCGGGGAGCAGGCGCAGGGACTGCGCGACGCGGCCGATATCTACCTGCGGCGCGGCCGGGTGCATCTAGGCCTTGCCTGACTGGCCTGATTGGACCGGCGAGGCGGTGGCGATCGTCGCGTCCGGCCCCTCGACCAAGAAGGCGGACGTCGAACTTCTGAAGGGGAAGCTTCGCGTCCTGGCGATCAAGAAGAATGTGGAATTGGCCCCCTGGGCGGATGCCGTCTACGGCTGCGACTTCCCCTGGTGGCAGTCGGTGCGGGGGCTTCCCGAGTTCAAGGGTCTCAAGCTGACCTATGCGCCGCGGGCGGTTGCGGATTACGGCTGTCGTCAGGTGACCATCCCCGGTCACGCCAAGTCTGACGAACTGCGGTTCGAGACGCTCGGCGAAGTGGGCGGCGGCGGGAACTCCGGGTTCCAGGCCTTGAACCTGGCGGCGCAGTTCGGGGCGAAGCGCATCCTGCTGCTGGGCTTCGACTGTCAGGACCGCAGCGGGGTCCACTGGTACGGGCGCAACAACTGGTCGGGGGGCGCGAACCCGACCGAGAGCAATTTCGCCCGCTGGCGCCGGGCGTTCGACAACGCCGCACGGCAACTGAAAGAGCGTGGCGTCGAGGTGATCAACGCCTCCGAGTTCACGGCGCTGACCATGTTCCGCAAGGCCACCGTTACCGAAGCCCTGGAAGCCTGGGGGATCTGTGAGCCGGCTTAAGATGCAGCAAGGGAACGGCTTCGTCGTCCCCGACATCGTGATGACCCTGGCGCAGAGGAAGCGCGTCGGTTGGCTGGGCGGGATCGCCCGGCAGTCGCAGGACGACCGCAACCCCGAGGCGCTGAAGCTTCGTCGGTTCAGCTGGGAAGACGAAGCGTGAAGCGTTCGGTCTGGATCGGCTGGGACCCGCGCGAGCGGGCGGCCTACGGCGTGGCTCTGTCCTCGCTGCAACGGCACCTGACAGAGTTCATCCCGGTTCATGCGCTGGCGATGGCCGACCTGATCAAGCGCGGGCTCTACACGCGGCCGACCGAGAACCGCGACGGGTTGATGTGGGACGTGATCTCCGATGCGCCGATGAGCACGGAGCACGCCTGCGGGCGGTTCCTGACGCCGCACCTGGCGAAGGAAGGCTGGGCGCTGTTCATGGATGGGGACGTTCTGGTTCGGGACGATCTCTCCAAGCTGTTCGACGCGCTCGACCCCAAGCATGCGGTCTATTGCGTCAAGCACGATTACGAGCCGTCCGAAGTCCGGAAGATGGATAATCAGGTCCAGCAAGCTTACGCGCGAAAGAACTGGTCAAGCGTGATGGCGTTCAACGTCTCGCATCCAGCCAACAACGAACTGACTATTGACCTAATTAATACCATACCTGGCCGTGATCTTCACCGGTTTTGCTGGCTTGAAGATAAGGAAATTGGTAGTCTTCACCCGCGTTGGAACCATCTCGTCGGGGTCTCTCCCGAAACTGACGACGTGGCGGTGGCGCACTTCACGCTCGGGCTTCCCGACATGCCGGGCTGGGCGGATCAGTCATTCGCCGACGAGTGGCGGGCGGAGCATCAACTGGTGAGGGCGGCGTGAGCCTCGGCTTCTTCCAGCGTCGCCAGTATGCGCGCAGCAGCGAATTGGTCCGCATGTTAGCGGACTCGCTGGATCTAGATCGCGATAGCTGGGGGTCTGGTGACGGCTACGTGCTCTGCAACGACCGCTTGAAGGTCCATATTTGGATCGCCAATCGGGACTATGGAATGAAATTGACGGTCTGGCCGACGAAGCCTGGACTGCCTAGTGAGTTGAAGCCGACCGACATTGAGCGCCGGTTGCTCTGGTCCCTCGTCCAGCGTCAGCCGGTACCGCCGCCAAAGCAATTCACGAGCGAGCGTTTGGCGGCGGCTGTCAGAGAACGGGCTGCGGCCTGAATGGGCCTCGGCGACAACCTGATGGCCACCGGCATGGCGCGCGGCGCCAAGGCCCGCGGCAAGCGCATAGCCTTCGGCGACGGTCGCAAGATCCTCTGGGACAAGCACTCGGCCGAGGTGTTTCGCGGCAATCCCAACGTCGCCCCGCCGGGAGCTGAACGGGACCAGGACGTCGAATGGGTCGGGTTCTACAAGGGGAGCCGCATCTACAATTCGCAGGACGCCGCCAACAAGCGCTGGATCTGGAACTACGACTTCAAGCCCGCGCCGGGCGAGCTGTTCTTCAATTCCGCCGAGGTCAGGAACGGCAAGCGCTATGGCTCCGGCTTCGTCATCCTCGAGCCCGACGTGCCGTCGTGGAAGTCGGTGGCGCCGAACAAGGATTGGGGCCGCAAGAACTGGCAGGCGCTGGCCGACAAGCTGCGCAAGGACGGCCATCGCCTTGCGGCGTTTCGGCACCCGAAGAGCGGCCCGCCGCTCGGTGGCGTCGAGCACTTCGCGACCATCAACTTCCGTGACGCCGCGGCGATCCTGTCGCGCGCTTCGCTCTACATCGGCCCGGAAGGCGGATTGCACCATGCGGCGGCGGCGATGAACCGCAAAGCCGTGGTGCTGTTCGGCGGGTTCATCCCACCCATCGTCACCGGCTACGCGACGCATACCAACCTGACCGGCGGGGCCGAGGCCTGCGGAAACTACATGCCGTGCCAGCACTGCAAAGACGCCATGGCGGCGATCAGTGTTGGCGAGGTTCACGACGCTGCGACGAGGTTGCTCTGAATGGAAGTGAACACCTCGCTGGGCGGGAAGTCCAAGTTTCAGGTCAAGGTCCGCGGCCAGGGCCTGCACCGGCTGGACGGCATGGATCACCTGTATGCGGAAGCGGCCGGCAAGCGTGTGTTCGACATCGGCTGCAATCGCGGGCTGGTCAGCCTGGAAATGGCGTGGATGGGCGCCAAGCTGCTGCACGGCTGTGACATCGACGCCGAAGGGATCTACGGCGCGCGGTTGAACTTCGCCGACATTCGCGAGGTCTCCGCCCGCTTCGAGGTGGTGGACCTGACGCGCGGCCCCGCGGCGCTGTCGGCGTTTGCGGATCAGACCTACGACCTCACCCTCTGCCTGGCGACCTATCACAAGCTGAAGCGAGCCATGCCGCCGGCTGAGCTGTCGGACCTGATGCGCCATTTCGCAAGTCGCACGGCGCAGTTCGCCTGGCGCGGCACGTCGGACAAGCACGACGACAATCTCGCGGAGATGGCGGCGCTCGACCGTGACTTGGGCGAAGTGGGATTGAAGCGCATCCACACCAACGACGCGTCGAAAAACCTCGGCATCTGCGCAGTCTGGGCGAGGGGTTGATGGGCGAGTACCTGACCAACATGGCGCAGGACGAGGCGGAAATCGCCGCCTTCTGCGACATCCTGCGCAGTGAAGGCGTGACCTCCTATCTGGAGATCGGCTCCAAGTTCGGCGGCTCGTTGTGGCGTGCGGCGAACAGCTTGCCGGCGGGCTCGCGGATTGTCTCGGTGGACCTGCCGGGCGGCACCAAGGCTTGGAAGCAAAGCGAAGCCTCGCTGAAAGCCTGCCATGCGGCGCTGAGGGCCAAGGGCTACGACACCCACGCGATTTGGGGCTCGAGCTTCGACGCCGAGACTATCGAACAGGTCCGCGCGCTAGGTCCCTTCGACGCCTGCCTGATCGACGGCGATCACCGGATGCCGGGCGTGACGCAGGACTTCGCCAACTATGGCCCGATGGCCCGGATTGTCGCCTTCCACGACCTGGCCTGGAAGCGGGCGCCCGATTGGGTCGGGACGCGGATCGACGTTCCGGAGTTCTGGGCCTCGATCAAGGGCGATTACGCGCGGACGGAGGAGATCATCCTCTGCCCGACCGGCAAGAACAACGGCATCGGTGTTCTGTGGAGGAGTTGAACGTCTG